TCAGATTTGAAGCAGTACCGTAAGATCTCTGCCGGGAGTTCCGGCTGAGGCTGGCGGTACGTTTAAGATGTCGAACGAAATGGTGGCACCTGCGGGAATCGGAGCCACATTGAAGCGGCTTACCGCTGTCGCAACAGGGAAGCCCGCTTCGATGACGAGGTCGCAGTAAGGCGATCCGTTCACTCTGACGAGCACCTCTACGTCGCCGCCAACTGGAGGCTCTTGAACATAGGCGGATACATCGCGAACCACAGTAGCCCGATCCACCTGATAGCTGTTGCCAGCCGAAGCCTCGATGGCGAGATAACCCTGCACGTTCATTGTGATCTGCCCACCGGAGAGCGTGCGCACGCCGAAGTTTGTCACGCCGGTGTAGCAGACTTCTTTCTTAGGGCTGGCACCGACAGGATTCCAAAGTGTGAGGTCCGCTCCTGAGAGTCGAACGTTTGGAAGCCGGAAGTTGTAACGGAATCCAACGCCTGCGGTTGTATTGAAATAACCAGGCGCAAAGGGAATCGTCATTTCGCGCCGCGCAAGAACAAACAAAGGAATTGCTGCGCTGTGGGCAGCCGCCGATGATGAGTAGCGAGCCCGGATGACAGGATATTGATTGCCCGCAACGGGGGGACCGTTGACTTCAAAAATTTCCTCTTCGATCTGGAACAAGGTGCCCTCAGGCAAAGTTGAAGCTAATCCATCAATTGTGACTTGATCGCCAGTATCGAGTAGAGCGGCGCCAAGAGACGTAGCCGTGGGAGCCGTCAGCTCATCCCAGAAAAGGACGCCTAGCTGTCCAACGTAGATCGAACTCAGGTTTTCCAGCGCCGGAAAGGCGATGCCACCGATTGAAATCATACCTTCCTCAATGAGGGAAAAGCCGAAGACAGGTTCTGGAGGAACGCCCGTGTCGGAGTTGCCGGAAGAACCGACACCTACCTGCCAAACCAGCCAGGGAGATTCAAGTGGATCCAGTTCTGAATCATCTTTGGAAACCGAGCGGAGGCTGACCTCAAAGCTCGATACCTGGATCAGCGGCAACATCACTGTGATCGTGCTGGTATCGGATTCGGCAGCGAATGTCCAAGCCGTATCGACGATGGTGAATTTACTGTCGCCGCCATGCATGGTCTCGAATGAGCGGGCAATCGTGATTGTGTTCGCTGTATTCGCTGTGATTTCGATCTCTTGGCCCTCACCTGTGCCAGAGCGGATGAGCAACTTCTTTCCCACCCAACGGTTCTCCACCAGATTGAGCGCCGAACCAGTGATGGTTTTTTCCGTCCAGGCGGATGGAGTTTGGTCGACCAAAAATGACTGGCGATACCAGGCTCGCAAGCGACTGTAGTTGGAATCCGGTGGCAGTTGAGGCTGCGCGACCGCTCCAATGTCCTGAATTGAGCTGGCGATTGCGACACCAGAGGCAATTCGATGCAAGCGAGAGGGTGAGGTTCCACGATAGACGTTTAGCACTTGTGCGTTTTCGCCAACGCTGATTCCGTTCAGCGTGACACGATTTGTCGCAGTCAGGCCGCCAACGCGAACCGGAATGAGACTGGATAGTCCGCTCTCCTTGCCGCTTGCGTCGACTGTCGTGAGCCCATAGAAGTATGAGCCCTGCGCCAGCGAGCCACCCGTTGTTTGAACGGCGTAGTCGAAGCTAACTAGCGGGATCCCTCCAATCGCACCCTCCTCAGTCGCAGGCCGCTCGAATGGAATCGTCAGCGCGGCGCGTTGATTGCCGCTCGAGTCGACACCGAGACTCTCGGATGCGTCGAACTTGATTGTGCCTTGATCGAGTAACGTTCCACAGACGGCTCTGGCAGAGCCGCTGCGCCAGGCGTAGAGTCGAGAGCGGTCGTAACGTACCTGCGCGCTGTCGGAGTACCAGTGGTCCTGATGGAGCTGGCAGATCACCTTCATTTCGTCGAGGCGAGGTGAGAGCTGAAACTCCAGCACACGGAAGATTGTGCGATCAAAGCCATACCGGCCGTAGCTGATCGCGATCAGATCCCCCGGACGAATGTGAAAGCCCTTCACCGTGGTTCGAAACTCAAGATAAACATTGCCGGCAATCGACTTGTTGAGCCACGTCTGGCAGACGCGCTGAGCCTGCGGGAAGTTTGGCACTCCGATCGCCGCCAGAGATTGTGAGATCTCCTGACGACGAATCCGAATGTCATCGGTATCGGCAATTGAGATGCTGTCCTGTTGAAACTCGTTGAGCGCATCCTGGATTTCAAAGCTCACTCGATTCGGCGAATCCTGGCTGGGCTTGGAGTAGACGCGGAAGTCGGGCTCGTAATTGGACTTCAATAGAATGCCCGACGTATCGTTCAGCCCATCGCCGAACTCGTAAGTTGGCCATCCGGAATTGAGAACCGCGGAGGCGTTGCTACCTGCCGGCTTGGCCGGCTGCTGTTGGGCGATGGTCGCCTCGGGGCGGACCGCCAATCGACCGTCGGGCTGAAAGTAGAGAAACAATAGCGAACCGAAACGGATCGAGCGCAACAACTCACCTACGCTGTAGCGGCGCTTAAGAACGAGGTTGGTTTCGAAACGGCGTACTTGCCGCAACGTGCCATTCGCATCGCGCGCTTCAACTAGCTGGTCGCAATAAGCTGCGGCATCAACGAAGGATTGAAGATCCAGTTCGTCGAGTTTCCAACCTGTGCGGCGAAGGATGTCGCACATGATCCATGCAGGATTGGCAGAGAATTCATAGCTGGCCAATGTGCCCTGGCTATCCAGAACCGGTAGTTTCATCCCCTTCATCAGCACTTCCACCTTGGGGCTGCGCTTGCCATCGTTGATTCGATTCGGGAGGACAAGATTGAGGTAGGCCATACTTCCGTATGGGTCTCCTGCTGGAGCGCCAGAAGCATCCGTCAACCCCAGGTTCAAAGCACCAGTGCGGTTCCCTTTGCTGACCAGGTTGTACCAGCCGGTACCGTTCATGTTTTGGCCCGACACGCCTTCGGGAATTTCGTAACCGTCGGCAACCACTTTGATCACGCTTTTGATTTCGCCGAGCCCCAGAAGGATTTCGCAACGAGTGAAGTTGCCGTCGTTTCGAGAGAAGACGACAGGTGCCTGCAGCCAGCCAGTGCCATACACAGCGGGGACGACATCGTTAAAGCGAGTGTCGAGGCTAACGAGATTTGAGATCCGTCCGGAAGATTCGCCATGTCCGCGAACCAAATACGAAACAGGAACAAACTCGATCCCGCTGAATCGCTGAGTGACACGATTGGAAGAATCCTTGGCGAACATCCCTCGTTGCTCACAGCTCTTGCGTGTATAGTCGCAGCTGGTGAAAGGATTAGCGCCATCGAGTGTGCCGGTTCCACCAGCTACATCAGGAGAATAACCGCATCGAAACAACGACGAATAGCGACCATCTTCTCCAGAACTTGCGGCAGCTTCACGCTCACTCGGAGTGGAAGGAAAGGCCCATGAACACTGCTTTTGAATCCGCATGGGAGGAAAGCTGGAGCGAATGGAGCTGAGCCGGCTCAACACATTCAATCGTGCCGACTTCCCATCCAGCTGATTGACCGTGTCCAGCATGCCGGTGAGAAGAACGTGTTTGCTCACCACGTCGCGACCGTTGAGCACAGCTGCCCAGAATCGCACTTTGGCACCAGTCAATTTGCCGGTTTGGAAGAGCTGCGCCAGAGCACCGTCGTTGTCGGCAAAAACTACCGACACCTGCCCAGTCGATTCGCTGGAGACGTCGCTGGTCAGCTTCCAGGCGCTGACCTGATCTGGATGGATGCGAGCCTCAAAATTATTAGGGCCATCCTGACAGCGGTGTGACGCCCAGCGTCGCGAGGTGTTGTCAGCAAGTGTCACTTCGCACAGCAGTGCGGTTACAGGAACTACGGGTTGTTCTTTGAGAGTAAGAAGACTCATCGGTTTCTCAGGCTTTCAATGCGAAGAGTGATGGAGTGCGCACCTGGCGCATTGCTTTGGGAGTCGTAGCTTTGGTCGGCAAGCCATGCGGCCGGGAAGAGACTCGACTGCAATCCGGTCGCGAGATGAGCACCGGGAGCGGCGGCAATCTCAAGTTGAGGCGATGCCACGATGACTTGGGTATTGGCAGGCACGGTTATGCTGCAGAGGCGGCTTGGAGCATCCGCAGGAGACAATACAACGGCGAACCTTGACCATTCATTGGCGGTGGCGGAATTCTGATTCGAGTTTGTACCGTCGCTCAGAGAGAGACTGAAGCTCGCTCCACCGGCCCATTTCGCCATCACGCTAAAGCAGGTCTTGAAGGGCCCATCCAAGGCCACTGTCTGCGTCAGGGTCAGAGGCAGAGGAGCCGAGTTTGTCAGGATGAACGCGTTTGCTTGATCAAGATCTGAAATGGTATCCACCACCAGACCCGGCGAAGCGACCCAGGGAGAACTCTCCAGATTTGCGGATTGAGCCAGCAAGTTTCCGATGGGGTCTGGAAAAGCAAAGCTTTCCGCACCTCTGCCAGTCGCATCGATGAAGGCGACCATCCGCTGCCACTCCGCATCACCGAGGTTGTCGTAGCGCAACGTCCATCGGTATCTGAGTCTCGACTCTGCGGCGGCACCCAGCAGGCTGCCGTCGGGGAATCGAGTTGTCCTTGAAAGGTCATCGATCAACAGGCTGACGGGCAATTGAGCGAGCATGCCGTTGTCGAGAGCGGGAAAAGAATTGACGTTAGATGGCATTTTCGATCTCCAATTGCACTGAGTAGCGGTTGTCGCGATCACATGACATAGAAAGTCGCGGGCTGGCCATGCGGCATGTTGTGAACAACTGCGATGTCCAGGGATCAGTGAATTCGAATACTCCGCCAACCGGAACCGCCTCAAAGAAGTTGCGAAGCTGGAAAGCCTCCTCTGCGGTGAGGTTGGTATAATTCAAGTGCCAAGATCGGTGATCCAGATCTGAAATTCGATGGCTTTGGCGCGAGAACCCTTCAAACAGGGCAGCCGAGTGCTTCGCAGGTTGCGTGCGCACGGCGCTGGATTGAGCAAGTTCTCCAGATATCAGGTTGGGGAAAGTCATGGCTAGAGCTCACTCATGCTGTCGTTGATTTCGTGATTCGAAAGCATGGCCTGCTTCAGAGCCGCTGCAATATCGTCGCTGCGATCGAGGATGGAGCGGGCATCGAGAGCCTGAATCGAGATATTGATTGGCGTTTGTTGAGCTACATTGGTCTGGCTCAAGCCGAAAGCATCTGTTCGGACGCTGCCAGCTTGACCATTTGTGTTGATCGAAGCGGCCCGATCCGTGCGGGTGTCCTCCGGAAAGGCAAATCTTTGGAGAGGAGCCTGGGCGGTTTCACTTCCGCCACCAAAGAGGCTAAACAAGCCCTTCCATACGGGACCGAGAAACAGACTTGTAAGGATGTTCGTACCTCGCGAGGAGCTTACCGGATTAAAAGCGTTCAGTAATTCCCGGCTGACGGACGCTCTTGAGGAGCTGGCGGCCGAAGAGTTTGAAGCGACTCTTTCGGCTGAGGCCGTGCTGACTTTGTTGACTTCCCTGATCTGTCCGGCGATTGCGGAACTGCCAGTTTCAAGTTGTTGAATCATGCTCGAAAGCACGTCACCGAGCGATTTCACTGGACGCTCCGATGCTCCCTGATTGAGTTCGTTGTTCATGTCATGAATCCTTTTCAATAGCCTGTATTGCGGTTATGGCGTCGCAATCCACGGCAGGAAAGTCGAGGAACTTCGAAGGCTCCATGACGCGACACCAACGCTCAAGTGCAATCCAATACGCGGCGCTGCCATCCAGAGTGCTTTCGGGGCATTGGAAGAAGACCGCGCTGCTTCCAGCCCAGATGGGACGCTCGGATGGAGCGATGTTTAAGAATGCGCAACAGCGTGAAGATTCCAGGCCCCGGCTACGGCATGGGCCGCACTCCCACCGGGACCCGGCTGAGAGGTATTGGAAGGCGGCAATCAATTTTTTCTTCGTTGCTCACTGAGCGATATGTCGTCACTTATTCGGCTCAGTACTTCAACGCAAAGTTCGGCTGGTGCCTCATGCAACAGCCAATCGATCCTGTTCTGATCCGCTGGCAGCAGTTCCTCGCTGTGACCCAAAGCAACCAAGCACTCTGAGAGCAGCTGCCGGCCAAGGGCCACCTCGAGTTGAGCGATCTCACTTCGAAGCGGCCCGGCCGGATTGGGGTCTGAGCTGAGGAACTTCAGCTTTTGCATCAACTCATGGTTGTCAGCGAGAAAGGCAAGCCTGCGGGCGAGCGAGATGCGCTTGATGCGGAATCGAAAGCCCGGAGAACACGTTGCCTCATATTGACGTTCCAACTGAAGTTGCATTCGAGCTACCTCATTGCGATGAAGATCTCATCGTTCTGCAATCCCATGGCCACCGCATTACGGAATTGCCAAAGCAGACGAGGTTGATCGTCATTGAATGCAGGCACGGGGAACAGTACCGAGGGCAGGTAAACGGCAAACATAGAACCTGACTGAGTTCCCATCTGGAGCATGACTGGGACGGGCTCATTGTTCACTGCCTTGGTGTAGAGAGCCTGGCTCAAAGCGTCATTTCGTTCGAAGACAGTCAGGTCAAGTGATACTTTTCGACGTCCCAACACAAAGGCTTTCGTGTCGAAGCAACCGAATTCATCCGTGCGCGGCTCAATGTTGTTGTCGATTCGGATTTCAGCCTGGGTCAGGGTGCACAACCTTGAAGCCGGCACGCCAATAAAGGCTTGTCCAAGATGCCCAGCAATGGGGCTATTCGCCAAAGGCGATGCGTTTGCCGGTGCTTCGGGGAACTGAAAGCCAACTCCACCGACGCCGCTCACGTTGTCGAAGAGATTGCGAGCGAAGCCCTTGGCCCCGATTTCAAGAAAGTCGTTGTTGACCGTGATCTTCATCTGGTCTGCAACGGCGCCAGTCAGGAACCGCTGGATCGCCTGCGAAGGAGCCCACGTGTCCAGAACCGACATTGCATTGACAGAATCGCCAGTGGACAAATTTGCGCAGCCATCCAATTGGGCACCGCTACTAAGCTGAATGGAGAACGGAGTGTTGAGTGTGAAGTCTCTGGGGCCAGAGATGGATTCAACAAACCGGATTTCAGAGCCGAAAGAGAGTCCCATGCCAATGGTCAAGGGTGCGTCCGCTTGCAGCGTAACCGAGGAACCAGAATTGGCCTGCACAAGATAGGCTGCGCCTAGCTGTGCACTGGCGCACATACCGCTCTCAAGGATCGGTGCGATGCCCGGCTTGGTGTTGCCGCCCGACCAGCCGGTGCCGTAGCTCTCGAGATTGAACTCGATTAGCTCACGTTGTGGGCCCATGACCGGGGATTCAGATCGAAAGCCGGTCTTATCCCGACGATAGAGTTGCTTGCGGTTGCTCGACAAGGCAAATGAAGTGATCGGCGCCACCTCGGCGGCAGCCATGTTGTTGAGTTCCGGAAAGTCAGTTTCCGACTTGATGTAGATTCGATTGGACATCGAAGAAATGTATTCGTTAGCCATGGTTATTCCTGCCAGAGATGGATTTCAAATGAGATCGTGGCGTTCTGCACGAAGTTCAAGCCGCCCTTGGAAACGGGCGCAATATCGACGGAGAAGCCGCCTGCGTAATAAACACCTTTGCTCCAGAGCCCCTGATTCCGATTGAGCACATCGCAGAGGGCATCAACGTAGTCGCTGATTTGGCCACGCAACTGATCCGCTCGTTCGTGGCTTGCGGTCAGTTCAAACTGAAGCGTGGCGATTGCGCCGTATTCGGAGAGCTTTTCTTTCTGCCCCCGGTAGAGCTTTACCAATGCAATGGAGACCTTCGGGTTTCGATTGGGCGGAATGCGCTCTGTCATTTTTTGTGCCCAATGGTCTGTGTCGACCTGGAATCGCGCCTCCTTGGCGAGTTCGCCACGGAGTTCCTGGATCGCCTCAACGCTCACTTTCAACCCGGATTCACCGGCCAACATTTCCTGAGCCGCGTCAACCGCTTTGCTGGATAAGTTCATAGCGTCTATCTCCAGAGCTCAGTGGTGTAGCGAATAAATCGATCCGGAGATTGTGCCGACTTGCGCACCAAAGGAGCAGCGGGATTCGGCATGTCCGGGGTGATTGATCTGGCGGTTCCCGCTGGCACTGGCGAGATAATGCTCTCGCGCAATGACTCAGAAGATTCGCCCAGGAAGAGGATCCATCCGAGCACTCTCGGGGGAAGACTATCCACGCTCAATTCGGCGGTCTCGCCAGAAGTCATGTCGACAAGAAATTCTTCGCTGAGGGTGCCGACAGCGCCATCAATATCGACCAAACGGATACGGCCGCGCAGAAAGCGAGAAGGATTGCTTCCCGCACTGATCACAACTAATGGAACCGGAGCTTTGGCGATGGGCTGATAGACAACCCCAACACCGACCTCAAAGAGCTGGTCGCTTGCCTCTTTGGCTTTGGCTTCATAGTATTTGGCTTGCTCGCGATGCAGGGCACTATTCTGCATCGAAGCCACATCGACGTAGAAGAGACTGAGCGTTAGTAGGCTGTGCCACCGTGATAACGGCTCAGTCACGACGACCTTGTCGAGTAATTGGCGGGATGCGCTCTCGCTCAAACCGCTCTGGCGAAGCAAAAAGCTCGTGACCTGAGTTTCGATTTCGTTCTGCGCGAGTCGTGATTTGGATTCAATCGAAGTGGATTCCTGTTCGGAAAGAATAGATAGCTTGGAATCGAAAGCCATCCAATCGGTCAGGCAGCTTATGGGTTGATCTTTTATTAAGGCCATGATCTTTTGCTCGGATTTCTAGTTTGAAAAGTGAAAGGGGCCGGGCTTCCGAATTGGAAGCCGGCCCCTTCGATTCAGCTATTGAGGACTAGCTGCGAACCTGAACGCCGTGGTTGTTGCGGAGAATACCAGTGCCGTACAGGATGTCGACAGTGAACTGCTGCGACAGAGTGTCAGGCTGGTAGCTCATGACAACGCGGACACCGAAGTTGCCGAGTTCGGCGTATTCGGCGATCGCACCGGTGCCAGGCAGCGGCTGAGGCAGACGACGGATCGCCAAACCCAGAGCATTCTTGGCAAAGGCCAGATTGAAGGTCGTCGTCGGAGCGCCCGTCTTCTTCACAAACTGCGAACGGAAGACATAGAAGTCCTTCAAGCGGCCAATGTTGCCGTCAATGAGGGCCTTCAGGCCAGCATCGCCAGCGCGCGAGAATTCGCTGAAGCGCGGATTCTGCCGCAGTGCGGAGTAGCCAGAGGCATCCACAACGAGATACTTCTGCATGCTGGCAGGAACCTTCGCGTTGAAGAGAGCGGTTTCTGCATCGTCGATCACCTGTTCGGTGAGCGGCGTGGCAGCGGCACCAAGCGGAGTGTTGGCCGTGAAGCTGTTGGCGAGGTTGAGCAGATCGGTTTCGACCTTTTCAGCCAGAGCAACAATAGCGGGCTCCATGTAAAGCTTCATCAGATCCGGAGTTGCAATCACTTTGGTGACGTCGGGGATCTGGAAAGTCGCTTCGGCATGGGTGTTCAGAACAATCTGAGCATTTCCGATATTGGGATTCTGGGTAACAACCGAACCACCTTCAGCGATGTTGTTGGCAACAAGCGACGGAGGCACCGGCACATTCACCGTATCGCCAGCCTTGGCCAACGTCGGCTCGAAGTCGCGATTGACAAGATTGCCCATCACGAGATTGCCCATCAGGGCAGGCAGCGCATCGGCGGCCACCAGCTTCACGATCGCATTCGCGAGGTTAGAAGAAGTAATAGAAGGCATGTAAATTCCTTATGTGAGATTTGTTAGTCAACCAGCAGGCCACCTACGCGCGCGATTTCTCTGCGCACTCGGGCCATTTCTTCTTTGCTCATCCCGGGACGAATCGATTCAAGATCGATGCCAGGTGAGTTTTGGGCGCCGCGACCGGCACCGGAGGTGCCGCTGCCGCCCAAATTTCTTGCGGGAAGCAGTTCTGGATTCTCGTCCACAAACTTGCGGAGATAATCCTGAACTGAAATTGGGCCTTCAGCGCTTCGCGCCAGAAGTGAGCCATCCGATTCCCGTTGAATGTCGTCTTTGACTGCCTTGAAGGCGAGGTCCACTTTGGCGACACCAAGGCGCTGGAGTTCGCTGCGGATCAAAGTTTCGCGCTCCATGGTTTCAGCCTTCGCCTTGGTTCGCCGGTTTTCTTCGACCAGCTCATTGAGTCGCTTTTCCATCGACTCGCGCTTCCGGCGCTCGTCTTCGAGTTCTGCTTTGTAGGCAGGTTCGGTCCGTTTGGACTGAGCATTGTGATACTCCTCGAAGACTTCGTGGACCAATTTCTTCAGGTCTCCGACATGGTTCGGTTGCGATTCCGATTCCTGATTGGAATTCATTTCGCATCTCCTCGATCTATTTGTTCCTCGATCTCGGCGGCGATCTTTTCCTTGGTGGTTTCGTTGATATCCGCAAGGAACTTAAAGGCCAGTTTCTTTAGGGCCTGCTTGCGGAAGGTCTTGGATTGAACCCCCAACTTCAGTAGCTTCTCCGCCTCATCGAGCTCCTCATTGAATTCCCCAACCTCGAACTCGTCAAGGCCAGACACGGAAATCTTGAGGTCATCCTTGCGGACGCGAATCAGCGTCTCTCCCGCTCCGCGATTTTGATGGACAGCTCCCTGGGACATTTCATAGAGAAAATGTTCGAAAGGAGATGTTCGATGTCGAGAGAAAACAAACACGATTCCGGGGCTGCG